CACTGCCAGAATTAAAACAATGTATAGATAAACATCCTTACTATGTACAAAAGGCTATTGAGTACCAAGAGCAAGTGGCTCGTGATGCAAGAGCTGTGCCAAAAATTGTAATGCAACAGAAGTTAACTGCTGCGTTGCAAACCAATGCCAAGAACAGATCAGCAGCTTACAAAGCAAAGGTAGAGTACAATAAAAGAAATGGTATCAAGCCATGGGAAATGAAGAAGAATAAGTTTTAATGATATGGCAGGTTTTCAAAGTAAAAAGATTACGTGCATGGCTAACAAACGCAGAACTAATGTTAGATGCAACGCTAAAGGTTATCTAGTTAATACATTTACAAAAGATGGGTTGCCTAGGTATCTTTGCAGAAATCATGGAGCTCAGTCATCCGATTTTTATGGTGTAAGAAGCAGAGCAGGTAGAGGTGGGTTTAAAAAGCCAGGTTATGATGATGAGGATAGGATTAAGTTGCTATCAAATTTAAAACAGTTTAAAAACAAGCCAATAGAATATGTCAGAAATTACTACAACACCACAATCAAAGAACGAATTGATAATAACAGATTCAAATCTGAATACAGTCGAAGAGCTGCTAACAGACGGCTTCACACTTACAGAGATTTTTACAGAGCAAAAAGTCTTACCGATCAGCTTACACAAATTTCACTCTTACTTACGAAAGCCAGAAAATAAGGAGATCAAAGCCAGAATAGATGAGGCTAGACGACAAGGAATAAGTACATTAATTGACAAACTCCTAATGATCTACAACACAAATCTTGAAGATAAAAATTTAGATCCTGCTGTGGTAGTGTGGACCAGAGATCGTGCAGCTATGGTTAAGTGGGTAGCTAGTAAGATTTCAGATATTTATTCTGATAAGCCAAAGGATATAACTGTAAATCAAAATAAAAATATAACGATAAGTTGGCTAGACTCGCCTGAGATCGCTGAACGCTTTGCTTCTTATGAAAAACAAGAAGAAGATAAAAAAGAAATTATAGAACAGTAGTTATCTAAACTTCCAAGCCATAACAAAATACAAAGCCAAGATAATAAATATAACTTCGTAAATGTTATAGCCTGAAAGCAATTCAATCATTAATTAATAAATACATACATAATTGATATAATACCAATCATATTAATAGCTCCCAAAAACAAAGCCAAGATATAATAAAATGTTGTCATCAATGTAACTCCTGTACTGTTATGTCTTTTTTCTTATTCCATACATCAATGATTTTTTCATCTGTGCTGTTGTCTATGTATATGGTCCAGTCTTTAATGGTTATGTATAGACATTTTTCAGATCTAACATCTATCTTAATTCCATTAATCTTTTTAACTATTTTTTTCATTAAGCAACCTCCTGTTGTTTATATTCTTCTATTTCTAATGGCTGATGATCTTCGTCATAATCAGGCTCTAACGCTTCAATAATTTCATCTTTAATAAAACTATTGTAAGCATCTTTTTTATTCTTACCCTCAACTATATATTTTCTAATCAAGCCAGGATATTCTGTAATTACATATTTTTTCATTATGCAGCCTTTTTATTAAGTTTATACTTAGCAAAAAAAGCAATAGACAATCTAATTATTCTTTTTGCTTCTAATTTATTATCAGAAAATAAATATCTGTTTTTTTCAAAACCAGAATTTAAAAACTCTGACAATTTTTTATTGCTGAATTTAGCAATAGTTTTATTTTTATAGTCTATAACGTACATTTTACCCTCCATTGTTTATTTGTTGTTATACTATCATTGTAACCATATTGGTGTCAATCTAGTATAGATCCTATTTTAAGATCTCATTAGCCTATAAAAATCATAGGCTAATAAGTTGTTAAAATTATGCTGCGTCTTTTTTTCTGAACTGTTGAATAAATTGGTATGTTTCAACATCATTAATTATTTCATTTCTCTTTGTTGAATACCAAGCATAAAAAGCTGTATTGTCTTCAACATGAATATTAAAAAACTTGCTTATTAAATCTTTAAATTCATTGTTAAAAGATTTGTATTGTTCAGTAGTTATTTTCATTTAAGCAACCTCCATATAAGTTTGTTTGATATATTCATCAGATGCAGCTTGTGCCTGTTCTATTGTTTTAGCATTATAATTAGTAAAACAATCAAGTGCATGATGATCTCTACTTCCAGTTTCATCTATTGAATAAACATTAAATGTAGAAGTTCCATACCATTCTACTTCTAAATGATCATATTCAAAAACTACTCTGATTTTACTTTTCATATTATTTACCTTTGTTGTTTAATTAAATAACCTTTTAGGGTATGAATAATAATAAGTAAATACATAAAATGAACTAAAATATTAAATAACTGATTTTATTATCTTATTTCTTTATATCTATATTTTACGCCAATTAAAAAAGGGAAAGGCAAAAAGAGAAAATTATATAAAAGAGAAATGTCCAGGAACATTGGACCAATAATAGATTTAAAAGTTATAAGTAATTATTAGATCTAATTATTAAAACTAATTATCAACAGCATAATTGGAAGTTGTATAAACATAAACATTTAAGCAACCAATTAAAAACATTAAAGCATTTAACAATGTGTAGTTGTGTGAGTAAGTTATGATATTACTTTATGCTGTAGAGTTCCTATTCATTAATACATCGCAGCATTATCTTTTTATGCGATTATAGTTCGGTGTGTTATATATGTCACACTATTAGAATAAACTGTTGCATAAATGTCAAAGTATTTTATTACTAACGATAACTAAGGTTATCACTAGTAATGATTAAATAGTTCCGATAACTTTAATTATCGGAAATGCAGTATAGGTTGTATTTGGCGTATTATTGAATGCAGTTAATTATATGCAAGAATATAGCTGTTGTATAAATGTCGCACAATTTTGGATAGCCACCCCCCCCTACACCCCCATAAACCGCCGCCATTTGTATATATATATACATGGGACTTATTAGGATACCTTTAGCCTCAAAGCCTTCCACATTCTCAGCCGCACAAATGGGTATATCCACAAACAACCCGCCACCTTTTTTCTTTGCCTGACCAACCTTAATATAATATTAAAATACTACTAATAGTATATGAACAGATCAATGTACCAAGATGATGATGACAATGACTTTTATACAGCCAACGTAAAAGCAGTTGTTTATATTGAGAAAGATAATTCAATAACAGTTAAGTTCACAGGATTACAAAACAAAGAACACTCAGCAATATTTAGTTCTTGGTTAATGATGTTATTAAATATTGAGAATGCAATTATAAGCAATGAAAAGTCTAAGGCGATTCATTAATGACTACTATAACTGAAACAGTAATTAACAGCGGTACAATACAATACAAGATTCCATACTACCCCAGAGAAAAGCAAATTGAACTTCATTTCAATATGAAGAAATATCGCTGGTCAGTATTAGTCTGCCATAGAAGGTTTGGCAAAACAGTATGTATGATTAATCATCTACTAATGTCAGCACTACGTTCTACTAACAAAGCACCTAGGTATGCCTATATAGCACCCACCTTCAAACAGGCTAAGTCTATTGCTTGGGATTATATGAAACAATACACATCATTAATACCTGGCGTTAAATTTAATGAAACAGAATTACGTTGTGATCTTCCTAATGGAGCTAGAATAACATTGTTAGGTTCAGAGAACTCAGATGGATTACGAGGTATATATTTAGATGGTTGCGTTATTGATGAGTATGCCAATGTACAAGGTAAGTTGTTTACAGAAATTATAAGACCAGCATTGTCAGATAGAAAAGGATGGTGCGTATTTATAGGAACTCCGCAAGGAACTAATAATAACTTCTATGAATTATTCCAACATGCTCAAGGTGATAAACAATGGTTTCATTATAAAGCTAAAGCATCTCAAACAAATATAGTTGATCAATCAGAATTAGAAGCCGCAAAGAAAGTCATGGGTGAAAAGAAATACCTACAAGAATTTGAATGCGATTGGATTGCAAATATAGAAGGTGCTGTTTATGGAGATGTTATAACTAAGATAGAAGATGCTAGGCAGCTAACAAG